CGCCAATCCTACGCATCCCCGCCTGCGCCCACAACCAACTCATCTCTGCCGCTGTGTAATTCTCATAATTCCACAACTTCTTTAACTCCGCCAAACCAACCTGCTGCAACAAATCAGGATCGTTTGCCGCACATAAATCCTTCACATAAACCATCCCCCCGGGATTCAACAACCCCACACACTTCGCAATCAACTTCCCCGGTTCATCGAAGTACCCGAAACTCTCACACAAGATTAACCGATCAAACGTCCTCCCCGCATCATCCCACTCCATGAAGTCCGCCAACTCCAATTTCAATTCCGCCAACTCGACCTGACGCTTGCTAATCGTCACACCCGTCACATCCTCCACACCATTGGCCATTAACCCACTCATCACCCCACCAACCCCACACCCGACATCCAACACACTGTGTCCCGGTAAGATCAACCCGCGCCCCATCATCACCCGACAATGATCCACCGGCTCAGGCGCAAACATCGCCGCCTGGAATACCGGGCCGTACTCGTTTAAATATACATCCGAAAATGTATCATAATACTCCGCCGTACTCATCACCATCCGTACACATTTGTTTAACTTTTCCATCGGTCTTTCTTCTTCCTGTTTGCCGTCAATACGCGCTCCCGGTCATCGATGTACTCCTGCAACCTGCCCGCCTGCAAAACCGCCTGAGCGTGATCCTGGTGGTCGTAAAGCGTTTCATACGGAAACAACCCGCCCCGGTTCAACCGCAACCCGGCAGGCGACTCTCCCGCCGATGACCTCACCCACACACGCCACCTGCCGTCATCTCCACACTTCACAAATGTCGTCACCAAAACCAAACCATGCGCTCCTCCTCACAATCCTCCGGTAAAATGTCGTACCCCATCACGGTATGCTCGGATGACATTCCCAGCACTTCTGCAATCTCGTCCTGTCCGCCACCGTTAACTCCTGCATCTCAATGTTAATCCGCCATACCCGCTGACCATTCAAACATCGCGCACGATCAACCGACCGGCGCACACCGCCTAACGTCGAAAAAAACATCGCAACCAATATCCCGATGATCACCACAACAATCAATAATTCAACCAGTGTCCACCCCATCACCTTCCTCATCCCCACTCCTCCCAGTCATCCGCTCCACCTCCAAGCGATGCATCGCCTCCTCACTCACAACCCGCGCCTCCAAGTCCGTAACATCGCTCCGCGCCAACAATAACAATTCCTCCAATTCGGAAATGCGTTCCTCCAACTCAGCGCATCTGTCGCAACCGTCACTCATGTGTTAAAAATCAACTCCTCCTGCGTGTCCGGTAACCCGTCCAACCACCCGTTTAACTCGTCCATCTTCAACCCATCCGTACCTTTGCGAAACCAACCTGTTCCATCCACCGATTCCGCTCCTATCCGCTCCGAATAGCGTAACCTCCGCAATCCGTTCACCCGTCCAATGTGTACCCGGTCAAAGTTCTCGCAAAAAATATGCGCGTTCCGCCACTTCCAATTCTGCTGGTCACTCCCCCCCACAAAAACCACATCCGCCTCACCAGGCACATCACCCGGTACCATCCCGTCCTGCACCACAAACGCCACCGGCCAACCGTAACTCCGTACCCGGCCATAATGCTCTCCCCACCTGGTAATCGTCGCACTCCGATCCCCCACAACATCGGGAACCGCAACCCACTCAGGCTTCCTCGCCGCCAGTCGGGCTGCGTCCATCGCACCATAAAATGCTTCCTCATCCCACTCCTCACCATTCTGCCACGCTGTGTACGCATCGTTGTCCATCGCATAGGTCACCCAATTCCACAACCGAGTCTTGCCCATCGCCTTCGGGCCAACCAACCACCCGACCTTCTCCGGGTGTTTGCCCGCCCAATAATGAAATATCGGGCTACTATTATTTGCCAACATCAATCGCAAAACTCGCAGTAATCTTGTCCGTCTCCTTAACCTCCACCCCATACAGTGCACTTGTGACCATCCGGTAGATTGTCCAACCGATGCGCCGCACAAAAACGGTACGTTAATTTTAATCCATACATGCGTTTCTCTCCTGGCAAGCCAAACACTCCCCACACGGTTCATCATCCCCGGAATAACAACTCCAAGTCTCCGCCCAATCGATTCCGTGCTTCTTCCGTCCATCCGTAACAATGTCCGATTTTTTCATCCCCACTAACGGAGAAATCAGCCTCACCCCCACCGCACCCATCAACGTCTCATCCGCCGACCGTAAAAACGAAGGACGGCAATCAGGAAACACCCCGTAATCCGATTGCGTACACCCAATGAAAATCATGTTGCTTCCCCGGAACTTCGCAATCGCCCCAGCGACACTGATGAATATCATGTTGCGGTTTGGTACCACCGGATCACCCCCCGCCATGTCCTGGCGTAAGAACGGAAAATCCAGCTTCTCGAACAAATGTTCCACCCCCAACCTGTCCGTAATTCGCTTTGCCGCACCCAACTCTTTGTCCACATGCGGTTGCCCGTAGTTGAACGACAAACACGCAACCTCGTCCACCGGGTTCTTACGTTGCCGACTGCCCGAACCAACGGTCTTCGCCAATAATTCATGCAGCAAATACGTTGAGTCGATGCCACCGGAATATAGTAATATCGCTTTGTTCATGATTCGGAATCCTCCGTGTGCGATTGTTTTAAACGGGGGGGGGTGTGGGACTCCTGGTCCCCGGTCGTTGGGGTGCCCCCCACCTCATTCTCAGCTAAAACACCGTCCTGGCTCGAATCTGGGACGACTTTCTCGGATAATGCGTCTGTTTCCTCCATTCCAAGCGCATTCGCGGCGGATACTACATCCGTTTCTACTCTAGCAGACTGCAATCCTGCCAATCTATCCGGGCTGATTATCGAGCGAACATGCGTGGATCTCACATCGACCTTCTTGCTGGTTGCATACTCATCACCGAACCTGGCACCAAGCAGTTTCATGGCCAGGTGACCGTCACCATTTGCGATTCCATCGTTGACCGTTCCCAGTGCAAATGCTTGGTACTCTGACTCTGCCTGTTGAATACACTCCGAAAGGTCGGAGTACCGTTTCATCCAGTCATATAAGTTGCTTTGCGGTATCGCGGCAAGCGCACAAGCTCGCATAATCGGCAACCCGCACCGCACGTTCTTCAGCAGTGCTTCTATTCGATCAGGCGTATAACTCGTCCTTCGACCGCACTTCACTCCGGTGCCAAGCTTGCTCTCCTGGTCCGCTCTTGCGGAGAGAACACTCTTCGGCATTTGGATAGGCGCACTCCTGAGTGCTTCGAGTCTCGATGCTTTGACTTCCTCGCTGACCGTATTCTTCCGAACCGGGACAGCTTTTTTACTTGCGGTTGTTTTACGTTTACCTGCCATCGTCGTTCTTATATTTCGAGTGCCTCGATCCTATTTTCGAGTACCTCGATCCTGCCGATGATAGTGAAAAGTTCGTCAAACGCCTTCTGATCGAACCACGCTTTGAGTTCAGCGACAGTTTCCGTTTTAACCCCGGTGATGATCTTTTCCAGGTTCTCGTCCTTCATCTCATCGACAGCCTGGAGCGTCTCGATTTCCTCGGTGTTCTGTTCCTCGGTGTCGATGACATGGCGTCGAAGCAACGCAAACTGCTTCCTCAGTTCATCCACCTGCTTGGTGAGTTCATCTACCCGGCTACCGAGATCATCATCCTTCGGTTGCTCGCCTGCCAATGTTTCGCTTGTTGTTATTCCTGCCATGACTAAATCCTAATTACCGCTTTTCCATTCCACCTTCCCCCCCAAGGTTCCGGTGGAATTGGAACGTGGAAAATCACCAACCGTCCCGGGTTAAGAAGTGGTTGAAAACTCGTTGCTAAAACAGGCCGCCCGGTGGGTGGCGGGCTTGGAACCCGGGTTGGTTGGTTTAAATTCATACTATCGCCCATTCATAACCGTCCCATGATCGGTGTTGCGCGTCTCGGGAAAGACGATTGATTGGTGGGGCGAAAATGCGCCGTTCGCGGTGGTACTCGTTTGGGGGGAACTGAGCGGCTCTGAATGTTTCTTCCAGCCACCTCCCGGAATAGACATGCCGTCGAAATTCGAGCAACTGTAATAGTTTTCTAACCTTCTTGGGGCTAATCTTGGGGCAACTCGCTTTCTTTCTGGCAATCTTTCGGTGAAGTAACTCTCGAAGATCATCGTTTGACCGGTTTGCGAGTTTTTTTCGGTAATACTCCTTGCGGGTATTGACGCCCAGCTTAGCGAACAACCGTTTTTCTTCTTTTCGATGAAGTGCCATCGCTGTGCGTTGTTCCCCAAGCAATCGTTTTTCTTCTTCTTGTTGCCAGAGTAGCGCATAGCGGGCCTGTTCCTCTTCG